TTTGCCAGCTCAGACAGGCTTCGGAAGAACTTGAGTCGTCCCGTAGCCAGCATCTCTTGGATTTGGTAGATGCCTGCCTCAACAGCATTGTCTGCGGGGAAGAGTTTTACCCCTAGCTCTCGGTACAGATTGAACAACTGTTTGCCGTCTACCTGAGAACGTCCTCGGGAAGCTGGGTCAATAGCTACAGGAATCCAATCTCCACGTCCTTTTACCGCACTTGCGTGGATGAGAGGCTCAGCTTGGCCTCGCTTGTACTCAGAATAGACCACAACCTCTTTGGTGTCAGGGTTCTGAGCTAGCCAGATAGAAGCTGTGTTGTTCCAGCCTACGTCCATTCCCGCTACTTTCTTCCAGTGAGCTGGGATGTCAAAGTCTTTGACGAGGATTTCCTCAAGCGGGATGGTGTAGATCGTACCTGATCCCATCGAAGGGAGGCCCTTTGAGCGAGACTCTTTCAAGTGGGGAGGGGTAGCATCGAGCATACGTCGCTTGGCGTCTTCGGTAAGCCAAACGGCATCATCCCATCCCGCCACAATCACGGCTTTGGAGACGTTCTCGTTCTTCTTGATCTGGTCAATCTCGCCTCGTCGCAGAGCCTCCTTGGCTTTCTCTTCCTCGTCCTCTCGGGAGAGCTTGACAATACCCGGAACTTCAGACCCACGGGGCAGGAAGTCAGCGTTGTTGTAGAAGGACAACACAAGGGGAGTCAAGCCAGCAAGGGGGGTGGCCGTCACGTAGATGATGCCGTTGGTAGTCATCGTACGGAGGTAGCACTCTGAGTAAATATCGGCAGGAGGAAGCTCGTCCATCCAGATGAAGTCCTTTTGCGTACCGTAGAACGACACGATACCCTGCTCTGAGGACTTAAAGCCGAGGCGGCTAGTGCCACCCGAGGAGTGCTTGACTAGAACGTAGTCAACCGCTCCGCCTGAGTTGGGGCGATAGACCACCTTCTCAATATGGTCAGCGGGAATCATACCTGTGCCGATCTTACCGACATCGCCCAGCAGCTCTTTCTGGATAATGTCTCGACAGGTTTCCTTGTTGTCGCCGACTGCCCAGCCGTCTGTCGGTTTGTCAAACTTCCGACCGGGCCACCACGAAGGATAGTCTCCGAGGAGATGGCACGCCGTCTGGAAAGCTCCGGCAATCGTCTTACCGCATCGGTTAGCTGCGGAAAAGTACGTTTCTTGGTACTGGAACGAAGATGAGAAGAACGCCTTGTGTTTGGGAAGATTCTCGATCCCATAGGGGGTGCCCGGCACGAACCACCGAACCCAGCCGGAGACACGCTCAACAGCTTTTTGGTTCTCGATGGCTTGGAGAATTTCCAGCGCCTTTTCTACTTGCTCATCAATCGTCAAGTCAAGTTTCAAGTTCTCCACATCGAGGTCGTCATCAGAGAACGAGAACGTCATCGTGTCCTTATTCACCATTGGTAGACTCCTCGTTGGTCAACTGCTTGACCTTTGCATGGGGAAGAAGCTCGGGAAGATACGACTCCAGCTTCTTGAGCAACTCCTCTTTAGACATCTCAGCGTTGACGTTGAGTGCCTTGGTATTTTGGTCAACCTTCTGGGACCACCCAAACATATTCTGCATGCGGGTGTTGAAGAGGGTTGTATTGAAATCTTTGTTTTGAAGGTTAACCCGGCTTTGCTCAAGGTTCCAAGCCTCGGCGTAGTCGTTCCCCTTTTCAATCAGGTCACGGAAAATGGGGTTAACCGCCTTCATCTTTTCAAACTGACGTTTGGTGATCTCCAGTTCTCGGCACACCTCAACGTCACTGTAGCCTTGTTTGTATAGCTCAATGATCTGAGCCGCTGTCAAGTCCTTTGCCACCGCTCGATCTCCTTGTTGAGACGACCGAGGACGAGGAGTGCTAATCCTCGCCTCGGCAACTTTCCGTGTTCTTCTTAACCCAGCTTGTTCACAACCCCCGAGAACTCCAAGATCGCCGGAGGCGGCGGGGAGAACTGCGGAGAGGGGTACACGATAAGGGAGTTGATAAGCGCCTTGTACTGGAGCTTACCGTTCCCGATGTCCGTGAACTCAATCGTACCGGCATCCGATTCGATCTTGTTTCGGATGCTGTCCATGAAACCCGTAGCCCGTGTCTCGGTAAGCTGGAAGAAACCCGTTGTTCGTGGAGCCGCACCAACCAACCAAACCTGACCACCCCGCTCGTTGTGCGTATAGATCGCAACCGAGTGGGTTTCCTCCCCGAAGTTGTCAATGAAGACACCCCAACCCGATTTCTCAGGGTTGTAGTAGACGCCGCTCAGATCAAGCGTCGGGGGAGTTCGTGATTTATTACGAGCCATTTTTCACCTCTTTCGTAATTACGAGTTGATGGGGTTGAGCGGTAAGGTGCTTTAGTTGACCGAACACTTGCTCAGGGTGGGCGACCAACAGATACGGATCACCTCCTTGGGTTGTGCCACCTACTTACTAATCTCCCTTCTTCAGCATGTACCAGATTGCAAGAAGGGAGACACCTACAAACAGCATTCCGAGATACTTGTTGAAACTTGCAAGGGGAGCGACCGCGTCCCTTACCTGCTCTACTTGGGAGACTTGGGAAAGGGCACCGGCTGTCGCTGCGACTCCGCCTGCGACCTTGGCTTTGGAGCTGGAGTCGGGCGGGGTAGCGGGCTCCACGTTGCTATAGGCGGGGGTAGGGAGGTTCGGGACCAGTTCTTCGGCATCGATCTTTTCCTCCTTTGTCATCGCCTGAGTTCCACGAAGGAACAAAGCCGCCTCATCGGCTCGCCTGTTTGTCAGCCCTCTGTTAGGACGAAGCTGCTTGGTAACAGGGTCTGTCTCTTTGTTCCACCTTATAAACTGGGCGTGAGCGCCCTCATAGTCCCCGCTATTGAGCTTCCTCAAGAGCGTTGAAGAAGAGAAGCGGGGGATGCCGATGTTGTAACAAAGGCTGAGAATAGCGGTCTGCTGGTCTGGAGTCGTAGGCACTTTGACTAGACGATTGCACTCCTCTATGTCGCGGAGGATGTACTCTCTTGCCAACCTCGCAGATTCCGCCTCTGTGATAACATTGCCCTCAAACGCATACCGAGGGTCTGTAATACCACGTCCAATTGTCCATTTTCCAACCGTGTCTCGATAGGCTCGAAGGACGTTGCCCTCGTGCTTTGAGATAAAATCAAATATCTCTGGTCTGTATACGAAGTTCATCAAAGTCCTTTAAGTGAGTTCAGCGCCCCACTTCGCGGCAGTAAATCCCGTAGGCACGGTCCCGGTTGTGCTGGCGGCATCTCCGTGAAGGATTGCCCTGCGAGCAGATGTCGCGCCGGATCGGACAATAGATGCGCCGACGCACACCCAGAAGGAGGCTATCGCAACGCTTCTGACGTAAGAGGGAGTAGTATTCGCGACAGGATCGCCACCGCCATACCAAGCACCACCAGATTGCCTAATCCAGAACCGATATTCAGAGATACCGCCAGAGGGCGGGACGATTCTTACCGCCATTTCAACTGTGATAGCGTTACCCGAAGCCCCTGTGATGTTGGGGTTTCCCGCTCGGTAAAGGGTGCCGGTGTTCGCCCAGATGCCCGCGCTACCGTCAGATGTTGTGCCAGACCCCACCCAACCAGCAGCGCCGCCGGGGAAGTTAGCGGTCGGAGAAGACCGACTCACGGCAGCCAAGCCAACTACGCCGTTCTCACCGCCACTTGCTTCGATGACCCCGGAGTAATACCCAAGGTCTTGCACCTCTCGCGAGGACACGGCGTTTGCGTACGTCCCTACCGCGCCAGTGTTAGCAGTCAAGATCAGGTTTGATCCTGAAAGAACAGTGGGAGTCGATTGGTATTTAGTCAGCGGGGACCAAGTGGCGGTTAAAACAACAGAGGCTATCTTTCTTGCCGGTATACCTAGAATCATGTCGTTGCCCCAAACACGTCGAACTCAGTGCTTGCCACTTGCTTGACGGTCACAGTGCCCCCCGGAGGGACAATAAGCGTACCACCAGCCGGTGCATTAAGAGTTGTGCTACTAGGGGTAAGAGTCAAGTTGTTAGCCCCCACATTCCGAATATGAAACTCTTGGCCTACAACGTTCAAACCAGTTCCAAAGGTGGCTGTCTTTGCCGAGTCAGAAGTGAATCGGATGTACCGACCAGCGTCCCCGTTAGCCATTGCTCGGGAGGTTCCGCTTTCAGTCACCACAGTAGCCGGCACATCCGTGTCGGTAAGCGTTATAGCCCCCGTCCGGGTGTTAACCGATGTGACTGGGAACGGAACATCGCCCGACCCGAGAAGAGAGGTGCTTCCTACGGTCCTGATGTTCGTACCCGAGACAAGGGTATCTTGTTTGGTGGAAGGATTGAACGTACCCGTGTGCCAAACGTCTTGGAGGGTTGACCCATCAAAATACCGGGGCGAGCTTTTGTCGTTTTCAACCTGAAGGAACTTGTTAGTCAGCCCTCGGTTGGTGTTAAGACGGACGATGCACGACGTGCTTCCGTTCGACTCAAGCTCAACTCCGGCAATCAACCCCGAGATGGGATTGTAGCTCATCGAAGAGATTGTGGACAGCCCAACAACAGCTTCGGCTATTGAGGAATTACCACCAAACTCGTAGCCGTTAGTGCTTTGAGGTAGGCTACCTGTGGAGTCCCAAGTGAACCCTGACGTACCTCCAAAGGCACCCGAGTCGTTCCATTGGAACTGGCCCGAGGAGCCTCCCGGAGAGCCACTCCCTCCGCTGATTGTGATGTTCCCCGGACCCTTGAGAGACTCCCCGTTGATAGTCTTGAGAGGGTGGTTCTCCCAAGTGTCGTTCGAGAAGTTGTAGAAGATCGTGTCGTTGTCGTCTGGGTTGAGAACGTCTACGTCAGTCAAGCCGTCAAAGCTGACTTGATCGAAAGCATCCTCGGCCAACTTACGCAACGACACCTCTTCGCGAGTGTCCCAGATGTCCAGCTTTGATTTAGGGATTCGAGCCATAGTTGTTATCTAGTCCCTCCGTGGACGTGGGTTAAACTCTCTTAGGTGCGTACTTACAGGACCGGCGGCTGGTAGTTCGTATCGGTGACACCCGCGTCGGCGTTGAGCTTCGTGGCAAGGGTAGCACCCCAAGCACGAATCGTTTCGATGTTAAGCATCACTTCCTCGAAGGCTCGCTTTAGTTCGAGGGCCTTGTCGGAATCGCCTTGGGCGTAGAAGGTGTAGGTCTTGGGATCGAAAGCAGGCATGGTGTTTTAGTCTCCTCTGGTGTGGGGTGGGTACAACGTGGGCGAGTTTACACCTAATCGGAAGGAGAGTCAAGAGAAGGGGGAGGGTCGAAGATGATATGACCTCGACTAGGGACGCTTACCCCTCCAAAGCACTTGTGTGCGTTTTCCAACGTAAATCCTTTCGACAGGGCGATCTTCCGGAAGGTGTCTTCAATCCTTGCTACCTGCTCCGGGGTCCAGACCTCATCTACCCACACCCAGTCTTCGTCTTTGTTGGGCTCCATCCTTTGACCTCCTGTAAGCCTCTGTGAGGCTCGTCTAGTATCTACCCGCACCCCACGGTAGGGGTCGGGGCTAAGATCGCCTCCTAGAGGCTCGTAGGCGGCTTCTCGTTCGTGTTCGACGTGTACAGCCCCAGTGCCTCTGATTCTCGGACCAACTCTTCCAACGCTTGCTTTCGTTCCAAGGCTCGTTGACGGCCTAGCTCGGAGAAGTTGTGACCGACGCACTTGTCCAACTCAACTCGAAAAGCAAGGCTCTCGGGGTAGAAGCCCTTGTCGTGCCGCTCTCGGGACTTGA